ATTTCCACCAACCCTTTTATTTTCAACTAGCACCCAATTCAAATATTTGACAAACCAGCAATCCTTATGTTATAATAGAAGTATGAAATGGAGGTGGTTCCATTGAAAAAGAAATATGCTTTAGATTTTTCAATTTAGCGCGATTGTGACCGTTTGCGCGCAGTTCAAGAAATTTTAGATACCTTGGAAACAGATCCAACTCCAACAGAACTTGAACAAATGGCCTCCTACATCCTTTACGGTAAGGATGAAAATGGCCAAAACGCAATTCAACGAAACGAAACCATAGATAAAGATAAGAGATATAAGAGTTACAAGACAAAAGATGATAAGGTTCAATCGCTGGATGAGATAATGGAAGCACCCGGATTCGACGAACAGCAACTAAAGAGCGCATACAAGCGCGATTCATATACGGTACCAAAACCATGTATTACCAAACCAAAATATGACAAGAAAACTGGGGAAATGATTGATCCCGGTGATTCGGAAGTCCCCGGCATGATTGAACAGTGGGAGATTATTGATAGATGGCAGCATATGCTTGATGTTGCCCAAGGCAGGGTGCCGCCGCGAGAAGGTGACACCATCGTCTCAGACCCATACCGCATTTATCAAATTAAACACAACCTTATTGATATTAGGAAACATTAGTATTATTTGAAAGATTCATATAAGCCAACATTGCATTTCCAAAATTTAGATCATCCAAAACCTCAATTCTATGATTGGTCTGCCGATTCCTTTTATTGGATTTCGCGCGATTAGTGGCAAGAAAAAGTTGATCACTCATATACTTCCCGCGTTTCCAAAGACTTAAAAGACTATGAAACACGTGGGGAGGGGGATAATTTAGAGATTAAATGGGTTGTTTGTGAGCATACTTTTGATTGGGAAAATCCTAAGCATGTTCGCGCACTACTTAATCATTATCATACTTTATATGAAGCAATGCATGATAAGTTAAATACATATGGATGTACATTACTTTGGGACTTAGATCGTTACGTATCGTTGTGTGATTTTAGTGAATTGCGACTGTTCCTTATTAATTTAAGAAAGTCGGGGCTAGCCTATGAGGATATTCTTGAAGAAATGCGCGCGAAGTACGCAATGGAATATTCTCCAAATTATCTCGTATCGGTTGTAAGTACCGAAGTTCCAAACAAAATTGCAAAAACTGCAAAGATGCTTAGATTGGAGAATGAAACTCCTCCAGAAAAGCGCAAAGCCTGTATTCATTGCGGCAGACTTTTACCGATGGATCCGCTATTTTTTAGTAGAAATAATTCTCATAAGGATGGCTTATCTAATACGTGTAAAGAGTGCGATCGAGCATCACGCATTAAAAGAGGGGTGATTAGTGGTGGAGACCTCAGAAAGAAAGACCCGACGCTGCATCAAGTGTAAACAAGAAAGATACACCGAACAATTTCAAGATACTCCCTCAAAATTTTTCCCAGGTGGCAAATGTTATATTTGCACCCCATGTCTTGAAACAATGGTAAAGCAAGACAATTTAGGTGAAGTTGACCGCTTAATGCGCTGGTTAGACTTACCATTCGACCTTGATAAATGGACACAATTGTATAAAGTTCATTAGGATCATACTCTTACAGCCTATTTCAATTTATTGTATGATGATCATTATGAGCCATTGAGATGGGCAGATGAAAATGAAAGATGGCGGCAGGCTCGCCAGGAAGGAACCATTGATGATGAGATTAAAGAGTTAAATGAAGCGAAACTCAAGCGATTGAGAAAAACTTGGTCGGGTGCGTACAAACCCGAACAACTTTTATGGCTTGATAACTTCTATAATCAAATTGTTGCTACACAAAATGTTTCTACACCAATTTTGCAAGAAAAAGCAAGAGATTTCTGTGAACTTCAACTTCATATTAAAGAAGGGTTACGTAGTGGTGTGGATGTTTCAAAAATGATGAAACAAGCAGATGATATTGTTAAAACTTATCATTTTGAGGCATCAAACGCAAAATCTGCGGCCGACTTCGAATCAGTTGGTGAGTTAATGGTTTATTATGGTAAGAAAGGATGGCATCCTAACTGGCATACTGAACCACAAGATTCCATTGACTTTATGATGGAAAATATTCAAAACTACTTAAAGAGACTTGTTCTTAATGAAGGTAATTTTGCAGAACAGGTTGAAGATAAAAAGGCTCGTTATAATATGACTGAACGCTTAGAAGAAATTGAAAACGAAAAAGTTGAATTTGACGAAACCGCCGATGTAGATTATGAGAATGGAGAAGAACTCGCTGCCGAACTTGATGAGGGAGAGGGTATGGATGAATGATTTTACTGAAATTGTTACCCGTGATGGAATACCAGTAGAAAAAGGTGTAGTTCTAACACGTGAATATCTTGATGCAAATCAAGAATTATTTACAAAGTATTTGGATTTATGGATACGTTATCCAGATTTACTTTTAGATATGATATAGGATTAGGAAGATGCTAAAAACTTCCATCTTATGCCATTTCAACGTATCGCCTTGCGCGCGTCTATGCGTTATAGATACCACTTTTGGACGGCAACGCGTGCAACTTCTAAATCATTTACTGCATATTTAAGTGCATTTATGAGAGCAATGTTGCTTCCAAGATCAACGATAATGATTGCGTCTGATACAAAAGGTACGGTTATTAAGATTGCAGAAGCTAAGTTTGAAGAAATATTTAGGCATTGGCCATTACTTCGTAAAGAATTAGCAACTCGTGTTGATGATGGTAAGACTGGTGTTAAATCTAGTTCAAACTATTATGAGATTTATTTGAAGAATGGTTCGTTGATTTCGGTTGTATCGAAAGATACTTCTCGTGGTTTACGTGCAACTGCAGCAATTCTTGAAGAAGCTGCATTAATTGAAGAGGTTCCATTTAACGAAGTTCTATGGCCTCAAATGAATATCGCAAGACGTGAAGTTGATGGTAGTTTAAATCCAAACGAACCGTCTGCGGCACAGATCTTTATTACAACTGCAGCAGAGCGTACAGTGTTTATGTATAGTAAATTAATTGAAATTACTGTTAATGCTGTATTGCGCCCGAAAGAGTATTTTTCATGGGGTCTATCTTATGAAGTACCTTTACATTATGGATTACTTGATAAAGCAACCTTGATGGATCAACGTTATTCCAATACAGTTTCAGAAGATTCATTTGCGCGAGAGTCGCTATCAATTTGGTCTGGTAATAGCAAGGATGCTTGGTTAGATTCTCGAAGACTTAACAAACATCGCTCATTATTAAAATGTGAAAGAAAAGCAGTAGACAATTTACCTCCAGGAGCATTTTATTTGATTGGCGTCGACGTTGCTCGTTATGGCGCGAATACCGCTGTTATGGTAGTAAAAGTGCTACCCGGGGACTAGCGTTTCAAGAAAAATGTAGTTTATACAGAAGTAATACATGGTGAGAATTATATTACAGTCCAAGCACCACGTATTAAAAAATTAATTGACTTATATCATCCTAAAGAAATAATCATAGACGGTAACGGTCCTGGTATCGGTTTAATGGACGCCATGGTCCTTCCATCATTCGATTCAAAAACTGGTGAAACATTTCCTTCTTATTATACTTTTAATGATATAAATCATTTACCTCCAGAAATGCATGATGAGGTTGAGGAGCCGGTATTAAAATATAATGCAATTATTTATGATATAAAAGCAAGTGCTTCAAATGAAGATGAAATTCATGCTGCATTTCTTACTTCAGTAAATAATGGTTCTACATCATTTTTAGCGCACGAACGAGTCGTAAAAGACAAGTTGATGCAAACTAAAAAAGGTTAGAAAATGACTTCTTATGATAGAAGAGTTTTCTTATTACCTTATGAAATGACATCTCGTTTAATGGATGAATTAAATAATTTACGGCTAAAAGCGACTGGTGTAGAAAATAAATATAAAGTAGAACGAATTTCTAAATCTATCGAAAAAGACCGTTTCTCTGCACTTGAATATGCTCTATATCGTATTAAGTATTATGAAGATAAAGAAATTTTCAAAAGGAGAAAAAAGAACATTGGATAGTATGCTTTTTTCTCTCCTAAAAGTAGGAGGTGAATTTTATGAGTAAAGATTTTGCTACAATGTTCGCAAAACCATAGTTTCGTATAAACTATGTTCCTATCGATTCTCGTGAACGCATCTCTCGTTGGGGCGGTCATAGATCGAATAGTGTAATCAATAGAGATTTCACCGTTGAAGAAATTGAAGAGATTATTCGTTCCGGCGAGATTTCAGCTATTCGAGAACTGTCCCGCTATTATTATAGAACGAATGGGCGTTATCGTAATAATATCAATTTCCTTGCAAGTCTTTTCTTATATGATACTTTAGTCACTCCTATATATGAAGTCGGTAAAGGCTCTAAAGCATAGATCACTAAAGCATTTTATAATGCTTGTAGTTTTGTAGAAGCATTAGATGTAAAACCTACTCTTGCGCGAATAACGCGTGAATGGTTAAAATCCGGAATTTATTATGGAGTCCTACAAGAATATGGTAATAAAGTTGTTATATAGGATTTACCCGCGGAATATTGCCGTACTCGTTTAAAAGATTTTAATAATTTATGTATTCTTGAGTTCAATGTTACTTATTTTATTACTAAATATGAAGATGACAGAATTCGTGATGCGGCTTTATTAAATTTCCCAGAAGCAATTCAAAAAGGTTGGAGAGATTATAAAGCAAAAAGACTCGCAGATCCTTGGATTATGGTTCCTGCAAGTGCAGGGGGTATAGTTTTCTGTTTTGCAGAAGATGCTACCCCACTACTAATTGCGGCAATACCTGATCTAGCGAAAATGAAAGATGCTGTAGGCCGTGAAGAAAAACGCGATGAAAATGAATTATATAAATTATTAATTCAAAAAATGCCCACCGACTCTAATGGACATTTAGTATTTGAACTAGATGAAATTGCAGAGATTCATGCTGGTGTTGCTAATATGTTAAGAGATTTAGATACTGTTGATGTTTTAACTACTTTAGGTGATGCTACTTTAGAGAATCTACAAGATTCTTCTGCAGCAACTCAAGCTAATAACCGTATTGAAAAATATAGTGATAATGCTTGGGATTCACTTGGTAGTAGTAAATTATTCTTTAATGCTGATAACAGTTCTTCTCTTGCATATGTTATAAAACGATTAGAAAGTGTCATGCAAGATTATATTAATACATATGCTACTTGGATTAGATTTCTTATTAATAGCCGTTTTAGTCGTACTGGTTTAAGTTTTGATTTTGAAATATTACCTACTACTAAATTCAATATGAAAGATTATATTGGATATTATTTACAAAATGCACAGTTTGGCTATCCTCGTATGCGTGTTGGTGCTGCATTAGGCGTTAAGCAGCGTAA